CCATCTCGGCGTACTGAGCGCGGATGCTGCGGGCCTCGCCGATGAACTCGTCGAGCCGCTTCTCCACCTGCTGGAGCTTGGTGGTCACCACGCCCCATTGGATGGTCATCGCGCCCGCCGCGAGCACAACCGTGACGACCACGCCGGCCCACCGAGCACTACCGCTTTGTCCGTTGCCTTCTGCCATCGTTACTCCGTTGCGATGTACTTGGTGTGAATCCGAAGAACCCTGCGGTACGGGTCGCTGTACCGGAACGGTGGCTGCCCTCCGGGGGCATTGACCTCGTACACGAACACGCTCAACCCGACCGTCTCACGCACCTGGTCGCCCGGCCTTGGGAGGATCGGGCCAGCGCCCAGATCCAGGTCCTCCGTCCGCACGAGGAAGTCCCGCGACTCCACTCGGTGGATGAGGCCCGCGTCATCCGCCTGCTCGAACTCGGTCTTGCCGATGGTGGCCAGGACTTCCTTCTCGTCCGCGCCCCGCCGGTAGACCACGCTCCGCGTCATGTGCTGGTGACGCTGCGATTCGAGGAACGCTGCGCCGCGATCGAGCAGGTCGCCCACGCGTTCCTCCTTATTGCTGCAGGCGAACGCGAACGATGGTGTCGGCGTCGACGGTGGTCTTCACCGCCTTGCCGAGCAGCTTGTTCGCGCCAGCGGCCGCGTTCTTGGTGGCGTTCTGGGCGGCGGCATCCCAGTACGTCAGCGTGCCCGCGGGGATGGCGCTGCCGCCGCCCACTGCCTTGTTGAATTCAAAGACGCCGGTGACGGCGATTGACCCCAACTGGCCCGCCTTGATCGGGGACTGGACGACACCGATGAGATCGGCCTGCACCACCACCGCGCCAACGAGCACGTCAGCGCCGGGGGTGTAGTCGATCGATCCGCCTTCCTGAACGAACTTTGCTGGTCCTGAAGCCATTCCTGAACCTCCATCTGTTGGGGGGCCATCGGAGTCGATGCCCGATTGCTGATTGATTCCGTCGCCAGGGATGCTGGGGAGCTCGTCTCCGAGTCCCCCAGCACCGGTGAGCACCTCTGTGGGCACGGCTTACACCTCGCCCTTGCTCTTCACGCCTCCGCGTGGGTCCTGCAGGTTGACGCCGAAGTCGTGGTACCCACGCATCCGGATGCCGAGCATGTTGAAGTCCGCGTCGGACGTCTCGACGGTTGGGGCTTCCTGCCCGTTGAGGAACGCCATCTCGATGACGGGCAGGTCGCTCGGGTCGGCGAGGAGGTACCACGCCTTGGCCGAGTTGCCGGTGTAGAGCGCGTTGGAGAGGTAACGGCTGACCTCAATGCGGAACTTGCCCTGGTGCGGGTTGGCGACGGGGAACTTGGTGTTCGCCGTCGTGTCCCGGAGCTCGACGCTCTTGTAGAGCTGCGTGCCCATCGCCGAGAGCGCCGTCGGCACCAGCATGATCGCCGGCATCACGCCCGTCGGCTTGCCGTCGGAGTCCACGAGGTCCATGAAGGCGACCTCGCCCTTGGTGAGGCCGTCGATGCCGAGCGCGGTGTCAGCGCCCGAGACGAAGTTCTTGTTGCCGGCGCTGAAGAACGCCGCGTTGTTCATGAACGCCGTCCAGAAGACGTCGTTGATCTTCAGGCCAGAGCCACGGCCGAGCTTGCGGGGCACGGTGGTGATCGCGCCCATGTCATCGTTGATGATGTCGCGCCGGTCGATGGTGAGCATCAGGCCGTAGGTGTCGGCCTTGTTGGTGTAGGTCTCCTCGCCGAGCGTGCCCTGCTTGAGCTCGCCACCGGGAGCGACCTGCTCGTACTGGTCCTTGCCGATGAGCCGGTAGCTGGTGACCGTCTTGAAGTCGCTGACGTTGCGGACGGCGCAGATGCTCCGCCACACACGCTCGACGCTGAAGAAGCCCTCCAGCAGGAACTTGTTGGCGACGTTGGAGAGGATGCCGCCCACATCGATGGTGGTCATCCCCGCCTCGATGCCGCGTCCGAACGCGGCTTCGAGCACGCGGCGACTGTCACGGAACGTGCGGCCCGTGTAGCCGTTGGCGATCGCGGCCTCGAAGAGCAGCTCCTGCAAGCCCAGACCGCCGTTGAACCGCTTGGCAGCGATCTCGATGGCCTGCGTAAACGACGCGCAGTCCGGTGCGCGGCGAACAACAGCCCAGCAAGGCGGGCGTGTTCACGAGATTTCGGGCAGAGAACTCGCCGACTTGAGCGCGGATATCGCTGGCACGGACAAAAAGATGGAGGGCGCGGACACGAAGATCGCCGACGCCACCAAAAGACCGCGATCCGGAAGACGAAGATGGAGGGCGCAGGAGCAAAGATCGCTGACATGGCTCCTCCGTCAGCAGTCTTCTGCGCCGTGCCGGCGATCGCCGGAGCCGCGCACGCGGGTTTCCGTCGCTCAGACACCCGATTCGTCAAAGCCACCTTGGAAGATGGGCGTCGGCCCTTTGATAGTCGCATTCAGCCCGGCGACGACGAAGTTCGCCCCTTCGACCGTCTGGACTGACCCTTCGACAAGGCCATCCAAGCCTTCTTCTGTCCTGTCCAGCCCTACTCCTGCCCCATTCCAGCATTCCTCTGCCGCGTCCAAGCCCTCGACGGCCCCATCTGTGCCTTGGAACGGCCTGCTGAGAGCCTTCATGGCTCGGTCAGATCCCGAAATCGCCGTGGGCAAGCCCCTTGGGTCATCACGCTCGCCAGGCCGACACGATCAACCGACGACGATGGGGTTGCTCTCCGAACGTACCGAGTTGCCACGGGTTATCAGTCCAGCAGAGCACCGGATGGCGGCCCAGGATACGCGATATGTACGGAGGTTTACCCAGTTTGAAGACCTTTGCCGCCAGGCCTGTCCGTGCAGAGCCATGAGCGCAACTTTCACAGAGAATCGCCTTGCCGCATCGCGAATTCCACAGTACCTTTAGCGAAAAGGGTCGAGTCCATGCAAACTTGTAGTGCATGCGGAACCCTCGTGCATTCCTAGCAACTTAGAGGAGAGAGAGATGTTCAAGACCATGAGTGTGTTCGCTGGCGTCGCGGTGCTTGCCGGTTCGGCCAGCGCGAGCATCGTTGTCAACGGTTCATTCGAGAACCCCTTGATCACCAGCCCGTTGGGCTTTGAGGCTTACTACCAAGGTTCCACGGGCATCGCGGGTTGGACCGTAACGGCTCCGTCAGCCATCCAAGGCGTGGACATTGTCAGCGCGGCGATCTATGCCAATTCGGGGTGGGCCTTTGATGGCGTGCAGTCGGTGGAACTCGCAGGCACCCCGGGGCGGGGCGGCATCGAGCAAGCCCTGCTGACCACGCCGGGGCAGGGTTATATTCTGTCCTTCGCCCTGTCATCGCAAAGCCTCGGCGGAATCGCCGACGGCGTGTCGGTCTTCTGGAATGGCGTGCTGTTCGATACGCTGTCCTCTCCCGGCTTCGGCACGTGGCAGACCTTCTCGTACAACGTCACGGGCGGCGCGGGCTCGACCAGCCTGCTGTCGTTCGTCGGCAACGTCGACGGCAACATCGGTACGCTGCTGGACAATGTCGTAGTCGTCGTGCCATCACCCGGTGCGTTCGCCTTGCTCGGCATGGGCGGCCTGCTCGCCGCGCGTCGGCGCCGCTGATCGGCCTCCGTGGCTTATCCATCTCAGTACGAACAAACCCCCGCGACCCGGCCCTCAACACGTGTGGGGGGCGGGGTCGCGTTGCATCCGCACCGCCTCGTTGAGCCACGCCTTGAGGATGCGATTGAGCACCGCGAGCTGCAGGTGGTGCTGCTCGACGCGGGGGTGGGGGGCGGATGCTCTTGTAGTACACCTGGTGGTCGAGGCGACCGCTGGCGTAGTTGTACCTCGGGGAGTTCCCCGCCGCCCCCCACGACGTTGAACGGCATGTTCAGGCAGCGTGGCGGGGCGATCTCGTGAGGGATGAGGATCTCGCGCTTGAACTCGCCGAACGTCGTGGTCGGCTGCTCGGCATGGACCTGGCCGAGCTTCCAGCCGCCGGGAAGGACGGTCGCCAGACGCTGCTCGAGTTCCACCTCGTCCATCGGCTCCAGGGGATCGGCCTCGCCGTTGGCGGGGCTGTCGGTGTAGATGACGGCGGCGAAGTTGGCGGCGGTCTCGGCGGCCGCGATGGTCGCGAGCGTGTACCGGCGGAGCTGCGCGAACAGCGGGAGCGCCGGTGTGATGTCGGGGATGCCGCGGAGTTGGCCAGGCCGGTCCGGACGGAAGTAGTGCACGACCGAAGCGGCCTGGAACGTGTCGTAGGCCGTGAGGTCGTCGATCGGCGTGCGGAACACGCCGCTATCACCGGGGTGACGCTTGAGCACTCGGTACGCGGAGGGGTTACCCCACGCGTCGAGCGCGATGCCGTCGATCTCGTCGTTCCGCCCGCGTCGCAGCAAGGGCGTGCAGACCTGGTCCGCTTCGATGAGCTTGAGATCAAGCGATACGGGCGAGCCCGCTGACGCGATGCCGGGGTTGTTGATCAGGAGCGCGAACGCCTCGCCACTCTCTGCCCGGGCCAGCCGCATGGTGCGGAGCTTTCCGGGGAGGTCGACCGCCCGCGACCACTGTTCGAACGCATCCTCGATGCGAGCATTCGCGTCGGCGTCGTCAGTGAGCATCTGCAGCCGGGGGCCGGTGCCGATGGTGTCATTGGCGAGCGTGAGGACGATGCCCTTGGCATATGAGTTGTTGGCGACCTCGTATCGGGCGCGGTTCCGGAGGACACGCCGCACTTCGGGGTTGATCGCGGCGTTGGGCGAGAGGCCGTCCGCGTTCGCCCAGTGCTTGCGGTTCTCCGGAGTGGTCTTGGCCGAGTCGAACTTGGCGACGACGAGCCGACGTGCTCCGCCTCCCGCACGCGGCTCGCGTCCATGCGAGCCTCGCGCAGGTGCGGAGGAGGGGGAGAGATCGCTGGGAGTGCTTCCCCGCGTGGCCCGGCTCAGGATGTTGGCGATGGTCTTGAGCATGGGGGAGCGGGATCAGGTGGAACCGGGCGGAACGAGCTTGGCGAACTTGATGCCGAGGCCGGGCTTCCTCGCGGCGGCCTTGGACGCGAGGTAGCGGTCGGCCTCGATCTGGTCCTTCAGCGGGTGCTGCTCGACAGACTGACCATCCACGGACGCCTTGGCAGGCTGCGACGCGGCGTCGCGGAGGGCCTGGTCGGGATCCGGAGATGGTGGGGCGTCGGGCACAGCAGGCTCCTCGTCTCGAAACGACGAGACGTCTCCCGGCTACATACGCCGTCGCTGGAGCCGCTGTCCGCTTTGCGCACCGCTTGGGTCAAGTCATTCGATAGATCGAACGGGCTACGCCTGGGCTTCCCTGGTCGAGACACGCCGCCCGCAGTGCCGGCACTCCCGCCGGCGCACAATCGCACCGGCAATCCGCTTGAGGTAGATCACCCGGAAGTGCTGGCATCCACAGACACGACACACCAGCCCGATGGGCTGGTCCTTCTCCGTCGGGACGACTCGCCGCACGCGTGGCATCAGCGACGGTCTCCTCGGATGGCCGACAGTCGAATGCGTGGCCGGTGTGGCACTCGCGCATCGGTGCCAAAGAGCACCGCGCCCTGCATGGACGCCGCGACTGCAGCGCCGACCAATCCGTCGAACCAGTGGTTGTCGAGCCCTTCGACCCGCAGCTTCCATTCGTCCACGGTGCGGCCCCGGCCCTCTGTCCGCACGCGGTATTCGCTGGTGAGGTGTTCCGACAACAGGCGGTGTGGTTCGGGCTTCTGGCCGAACAGAGAGAGCCCGCCGGGATCGCCCATGGGCACCGCCAGCCTCGCGTGCACAAAGGACTTCCAGTAGTTCGTGTCGAACAGGACGTGCCGCACCGCCCGCTTTCCGGTCACGATCGGCACGCGCCAGTTCAACCCCACCCGCTCGCCGCGCTTGCGCTTGTAGTCGCTGAAGGGCAGGCTGCTCGCACCGACATACCTGCCGTGGCTGGGCGTGAGCACGCTGGCGTGCGGGCTCTGGCGACAGAACTGGTAGACCACATCCGTGGACGAGCCCCAGTTGGCGTCAATCAGGCAGCGGTCGATCCGCACCATCGCACCATCATCGCGCCGCCATTCGCGAGCAACCGTCGCTTCGATGAGCCGCTCCAGGCCACCGTAGATCGCACCCTCCACGCCGGCGCGGGGCGACGCGGCTCCGAGCGTGCGACGCACATCGCGAAGAGTGAAGTACGCCTGCTTCTGGTCCGGCTCGGTGCCATAGTCGATGATGTGACCCGTGAAGTCGTCCTCCCAGGCGGCCACGAGGTAGAACAGTGCCTTGCCCTGCACGTCCACGAACATCGTCAAGTGCGAGCACCCGAGTGGGACAAGCCCGCGGGCGTGCCCGTTCACCTTCGCTGCGATCTGGTCGGCGCTCAACAGGTCGTCTGCGACCTCGACCTCGGGCAGCGGTTCGTTCTGATACTCCGCGAAGAACGCGGCCTCGTTCTGCAGCCGGAGATTCATGGCGTGCTGCACCGCCGACAACTCGTCGTGGTTGAACCGCTCCGGCCAGGCGATGACCGCCCCCTCGTCCATCGCCGTCCGATGCGTGCCGTAGAACGCCGTGGCATCAATGCTCCCGCGATCGGCTCGAAGCCCCTCGGCCCGCACGCGGGCGTACTCGGCCCAGATCTTCTCGTTCTTGGGGAACGAATAGACCATCTTGGTCCGCTCGCCCTGCCACTGCGGGTGCTTGTCGCGGTCGAGAATGCGGTCGGCCAGATCGTCAGGGCGGACCACCGTCAGCGTCATCAGGCCGGCGATCTTCCGTCCGGGGCCGGCCATGCCGAGGATTGCACCGGCGAGAATTCGCTCGCGGTTGGCGCATTGGGACGGCGAACGGGCACTCTCGTCGGTCTGCGGGTCGTCGATCAGTACGAGCGACGGGCGGACGCTCACACCGTCGACACGCTTGTGCTTCATGCCACGGATGCGGCCGGTGATCCCCGCGACACGGATGATCGCGCCCGATGCCGCGGAGCCCGGGACCGTGGGCAGCACGATCTCTCTCGCGGTCCACCCGATGTGGGTCTGCTTGCCTTGGTAGAGCTGCCCTGAAGCCCGCTGGTGGATGCCTTCGAGCGAGCGGATCGGGTGGCAGACCTCTGGGAAGTCGCCGCCGAGGATCTCGCTGTTCTCCAGCTCCGCCTTGATTGAGTCGAGCATCCCGGCCGCGTGCTCCTCGTCGGAGCCGACAAGCGCCACGAACTCTCGGTGCCCGAAGACCAAAGCCCACAGACACGCGATCTCGCAGAGCGAGGTTTTGCCTGAGCCGCGCGGCATCGCCATCGCAAATAGCCCGCCTTCGAGCACCGCCTGTTCGATCTTGGCGATGACCTTGAGATGGTCATCCGACCACTTGAGGTGGAAAGTCTGGGGGAAGTACGCCTCGCAGAAGAACCGGAAGTCGCGGGACGCCCTCTCCTTCCTCGCCTGGTCCGCGACTGGAGGCAGATCGCCAATGTCCCGCCCCGACAGCGAGAGCATCGCGTTGCGGAGCCGGGCACGCTCTTTCATCGCGTCGTAACCCGTCAGACCTTCGGGCGCGTTGGCAGCATCGGCGATCGCCTCGTGCCGCGTAGTCGCCAGCCACGCCACGTATCGGAACAGATCAACCTTCCCCGCGTCGCCGTCGGCCGCGACGCGGAACCCCGCGCGCGTGCGATGCCGGTGGAGCTTCCGCTCGCTGATTACCTCCCCCAACGGCGTGCTGTTGATCAGCCGCGCGAGTTCGCCTGGCTTGAGTTTGCGAGGGTCAATCGCCACCTGCGGACATCTCCTTCACGAGCCACGCGGCGTAATGCACGAGGTTGACGCTGCCGTCGGCGTTTGTCGGCGCGCCCGCATCGATGTCGGCGCGGAGCATCGCTTCGGTCACGGGCTTGCCGCCAAGCCGGGTGAGCACGCGGGCGGCGTCCGCCACGGGCATCGCCGCCGGGTTGAGCCGGGACATTCCCTGTCCGCTCCCCGCAGGCTGGGAACTAGGCGCGTGTTCGGGAGTCATCGCGGACCTCCCGCGTGGACTTGCCCACATGGGCGGAAGAGTTGCCCACATGTCGCAGAATCGTCGAGAAATGCAGGCCGAACGCCTTGCCTGTTCCCCATCAGCCGGCCAATGTGTGTCATACGCGAGCGGTAACAACGCACCCCCGGCACGCGACGGAGACCACGAACATGAACGCGACCACGAAGACCACGCTCGACCTCGCCAAGACCCTCGCCAAGAGCGGGTTCCACATCCCCGCGATCGAGATCCACACGCCCGACGGGCGCACCTGGAACATCGCGACGGTCCCCGCCGGACGCGGCCGCCACCTTGACGGCCATTGGGGACCACGCCCCGGATCGCTCGGCGGCTTCCGCCTCTTCGAGATCGACCGCGATACCGACACCCCCAACGAGCACGACGCCATCGACGGCGACACCTGGACCGCCGACGAGTTGGTCGACTACCTCCGGGCGGTTGGCCAACCCAAGGACACGACGAGTTGGGACCGCACCAACGACAAGAAGCCGACGACCTGAAGCCCGCGAAATGCGGGCTTCGCTGTTTACCAGAGACCACCAACCCCCCCCACGCCAAGGAGCACGACCATGACGAAGCGCACCCCCAAGACCGCCAAGCCCGAACCGACCGCCGCCGAGACGTACGCCGCGAGGCGGAACGACATCGCCCGCCTGATGGACGTGCTGCAGATGGAACTCGACAAGCACGCCGAGGGGGCCAAGGCCGACCCACGCAACTGGGGCTTCGCGGGAAGCCTCGGGAAGGTCCGCAGCGACCTGATCGATCTGGTCGGGTTCCTCAGCAACATGGACCCCGAGCACGTCGAGGCCTTTCTGAACGACGCCGAGTGACCAGAACCACCAACCGCAAGGAGCAACGCCATGAACATCAAGACGATCGTGATCGAGGGCATCGACCAAGACATCAGCATCCGCCGCACCGAGCGCGGCGCGGAGGTGACCATCGAACAGCACACCCGGCGCGCGGGCAGGCAGGACATCTGCATCGCGCACATCGCCCGCGACGAGGACCGCGAGAGCCGCTACGCGAAGGCCGCCGAGGTCGCCAAGGTGGTCTACGGCACCGACCGCCGGGGCCGGGCCGCCGCCACCAACTCGATGGTCCACGACGTGATGAACGAGATGGAGCGCGTCGCGGGATGCTGACCCCCACCCCGCCCACGCGGCGTCGCGGGAAACCGCGACGGCCACGCTTCCCCGCCGCAGCGTGCGGCGGGATTCCGCACCAGACAGAAGGAGTTCAACATGGCTCGCAAAGGCACGATCAAGAACATGGGCAAGGTGAAGAACGAGATGAGCGACGCGTGGAAGGCCCGCAAGGCAGCGAAGATCGCTCCGCCCGCCACGGCGTCCGCCAAGACCGAGCGCCTCCGCAAGGCGGCGCTCGCGGAGATCAACGACCGGTTGGCGGGCGGGAAGCAGGACCACGAGGTCCCCACCGCGAAGGAGATCGCCAATAACGTGGCCGTCGATGCGTCCGCCAAGGGCAAGAAGGCCAAGGCCCCCAAGACGCCCAAGGCACCGAAGCCCACCAAGGAACCGAAAGCCAAGCGCGTCAGCGCCCTCGACGCGGCGGCACAGGTGCTCGCCGCGAGCCAGGTGCCGATGCGGGCCAAGGAGATGATCGCCGCGATGGAGGCCAAGGGCTTGTGGACGAGCCCCGGCGGGAAGACGCCCGAGGCCACGCTCTACGCCGCCATCATCCGGGAGATCGCCGCCAAGGGCTCCGCCGCGCGGTTCAAGAAGCACGAACGCGGCGTCTTTGTCGCGGGGAAGGAAGCCTGAACCATGAGCGCCACCCCCGCCCCGCAGCCCGCGCCGACCCAAGCGCAACTCGAGGCCGTGCTGCAGGCCGCGCTCTACCTGCTCGGAGCGCGGCAGGACCGAATGGTCACGATCGAGGAGTGGACGGACCTCGCCCGAGCCGTCGCGGCCTGCCAAGAGCGGAAGACCGCCGACTACCTCACCGAGCACGACCTCGAGGACATCGCCGAGCGCTACGCCCTTGAATGGGACGAAGCGACCGACGGCCCGCTGCCCAACCTCGACGAGTGAGGCATGCATCACGCCTTGCTCCCAGCCGCGACACGCGTCGCGGCTTTCTCTTCGGCCACACCCTTTGCCGGAAGCCGCTCCGCCTTGCGGCCCGTGAACTTCTCCCAGCGCTGCACGATCACGTCGCAGTAGAGCGCATCGAGCTCCATGAGAAACGCGTGCCGCCCGGTCATCTCCGCGCCGATGAGCGTGGAGCCGCTCCCTCCGAAGAGATCGAGCACGTTCTCGCCAGGACGCGATGAGAACTCGATGGCCCGCCGCGCGAGTTCCACGGGCTTCTCGGTGAGGTGGACCATGCTCTGTGGGTTGACCTTCTTGATCGACCAGGTGTCCGGCACGTTGGCAGGGCCAAAGAAGCGATGGGCCGCGCCTTCTTTCCAGCCGTAGAAGCACCACTCGTGATTGCCCATGAAGTCCTTGCGGGTCAGGACCGGGTGCTCTTTGATCCAGATGATCGCCTGCGCGAAGTAGAGCTCGCAGTGCTTGAGCACTGGCGGGTAGTTGCCGCAGTTGGCGTAGCCGCCCCAGATGTAGAACGTGCCGCCGGGGATCAGCACACGGGTGATGTTTCCGAACCACGCCGCGAGCAGCCGGTCGAACTCGTCGTCCGACACAAAGTCGTTGGCGAGCGGCCGGTCCTTCGCGCGGAGTTTCTTGTGCGTGGCGCGGCTCTTCTCCGGGTAGCGGTTGAGATCAGCGCTCTGCTGATCGTGCTCGTCGGCGTTGGCCTTCTTCCCAAGCGCAAATGAACTCAGCCCTGCGACGATCGCGTTGTTCGAACGCGGCTCGACCTTCACGTTGTACGGCGGGTCCGTGTTGACGAGATGGATCGGCTGGTCATCAAGCAGACGGTCCAGGTCTTCGGGCTTCGATGAGTCCCCGCACATCAGCCGGTGGTTGCCGAGGACCCAGATGTCGCCGGGAACGGTGGTCGCGGCGTCGGGCTGCCCAGGAATGTCGTCGGGATCGGTGAGACCCTCATTGCCGGCGGGGGCCATGATGGCGGTGAGGTCCTCGGCGCTGAAGCCGAGCAGTGCGAGATCGAAGTTGACGCCCTTGAGGTCGGCGAGCTCAATGGGCAGCAGTTCCATGTCCCACGAGGTGAGCGATGCCACCTTGTTGTCGGCGATGCG